ATATATTATTAATACTTGTCCTGAAAAATTAGATAAAAAAGAAATAATAAATATATTAAAAAGTAAGTTAAATGTAATTCTTACTTCTAATAATTTATTATCTTATGATATATATAATATAGAAGAAATAATAATACAAAATTTTTTATCTTATTCAGATATAACTTTAAAAATTAATTCAACAGGATTAACTCTTATTCAGGGAGATAATGGAGCAGGAAAATCAACTATAATAGAAGCTATTGTATATTGTTTGTGGGGGGAGATATTAAGAGGTAAAATATGTCCTGTTAAATATAATACTGCATTCTGTTGTGTTACAGTTATTTTAAAATCAAAACAACAAATTATTAAGCTTACTCGTAAAACTAATAAAGATAATAAAACTACTTTATGTATAGAATCTTCTCTTTTACCTGAAAAAATAACTAGATTAACAGAAGGAGAAGAATGGTTATGTAATATAATAGGCTCTTTTAAGCAGTTTAAAGCAGGACATATATATTCGAGATTTACTCTAGATTCTTTTACTTCTTTATCAGATTCAGAAAGGAAAGAGTTATTAGAAAAATTATTAAATTTAACTATTTTAGATTCTGTATATCAGGAGTTTAAGAAATTACATCTTGAACAGGAATTTAATAAAACTAATAAAGAACGGGAATTAAACTATAAAAAAGAACAGTTATTATATACCGAATCTAAAATAGATGAATTAGGAAAGGAACAGCAGAGAATAAAACAGCAGATTAATAAATATATATCTGTAAATAATATACAGGATTGTAAAAATATATTAAATGAACTTCAAGCTGAAGTAGTAAAAAATGAAGATGAATTAAATCAGTTAGATGCTAATAATATATTAATAGATACTGAATTATCTAAGATACAGTCTAATTTACAGTTATCTTATATTCCAGAATTTGAAAAAGCAAAAGCAGAATTACAATTAGAATTAAAGAAAAAAGAAAAAGTATTATCTGTAGATGCTATTTGTCCTACATGTCAGAGAATATTATCAATAGAAGAGCGGGATAATATATTAAAAGCTATTAATGCTACTACAGAGGTATTACAGTTTACAGCAGAAAAGGCAAATAAAGCTCAGGAAAGTATTCAGGATCAGCAAAGACTTATAAAACAGAAGCAACAGGCTATTTTATTAACTAAACGAGGTTTAATACAGGAAACAGAAAGAATAAGAGGAGAGATAAGAAAGATAGAATACAAAATAAAAGAACAGGAGTTAGTAACTACAGAAGAGATAGGAAAGCAAAAAGGACAATTAAATAATATTGAGAAAAATTTATTAGAACAGAAGAAGTTTATGAAAGAATTAAAACTATCTCTAGAATCAATACAAGACGATTTAAGACACTTTCAAGAGAGGGTTAACTACTACGCTTATCTTTTAGAAGTAACCTCTAAAAAGGGCATTAGAGCTTATATATTAGAAAAAATATTATCAGTTATGAAAGCAATTGTAAATAAAGATTTATCTGAATCTATGTTACCTGGCTATGAGATGGAAATAGAAGTAGATACTACAGGACGATTATTAATATATTTCATAAGACAGGATGTAGAAAGGAAAATATTATATCAAACCTTATCGGATGGGGAAAAGAGAAGGATAGATTTTCTTATATTACGTTCTTTATCAATAGTAGCACAGATTGGGTTATTTAAGTCTGGAATTAATATAATGTTTTATGATGAAGTATTAGATGTAGTAGATATTCCTGGCATTCAATTATTTTCTAAAATTTTAAAAGAAGAAAGTAAGATATTACCTGTATTAATAATATCTCATAATGAAGATTTACAGGAATATTTACAGGCTGATGATCTGTGGAAGATTGAAAATAGTTCTACTGGTTCTATACTTAAAATATATTAAAATGCTACATATATAATAATATAGTAAAGGATGATTCAAAGAAATGGGCACTATACATGAGGATAATATTATGGTAAAAGAAAAACTTATATGGAAAAAAGAAGGGGTGGTAATAGAAGTATTTGATACTTTTTTTACTGCAATAACACATTTTAGTAATTATGAAGACATGTTTTATACTGAACAGATTGATTTTGAGGAAGTCTCTGAATATGATCTTGATAAGATTAAACCTAATGCTAAATTTAAAGTACAACATTATAGAGTGACTTTTACTAATGGGAGTAAAATTATATGTACGGAGATAATTTTTCATAATAAAATTAAAGAAGATCAAAAAGACAGACTGAGAAAATAATAAAAGAATTAGAAAATAATAAGAAAGACAACAATTAATATTAATTATACTAATAATGAAAGATTTAATAGAAATAAAATATGAAGGAAGAATTTTAAGAGAAGTTTCAGAGAATGAAACAGCCCTGGCTCTTTCCTATCAAGGGATTCAAAAGATCAGCCAAATTAAAGGGTTGGCTAACTTAGTTAAATTGGATGGTCTTTCTTTGAGTAATAATAAAATCGGCAAAATCGACGGGCTTAATAAACTAGTTAATTTGCGTTATCTTGCTTTGTGGGGGAATGAAATCAGTAAAATTGAAGGGCTGGATAAGCTGGTTAATTTGAATGAGCTTGATTTAGATGGAAATCCAATCAGCCAAATAAAAGGCTTAGAAAAGATAAAATGTCTGAGTATTGAGAAAGCTCTTAATCTGTTTTGTGAAAGGGGAGTCCTGAAATTTCAAAAACAGTATAATCTTCCTAATGAATTTTCAGGTAAATATTTAGAAAGTCATCCAAATTTTTTAGATATGTGTAATAATAATAATTTTCTTTTATTTTGTGTAAAAATGATGCAACAACAGAAGGGAATATAAGCTGGAAATAGAACAGGTAATATGGAAGGAGGAATAAGAGGAGAAAAATGAAAGTAACATTTTGGCAAGATATTGTAAATACAATAGGAGTACGTAAAGTTATTCTTACTTGCCCTTGTTGTAATACATATGTGGATATAGATGAAACAATAGTACAAACTTATATAGATACTTCATTATTATGTCGAAAATGTAATAAATTATTAAAATTATATTATGAATATTCTTATAAAAAAGATATAGGTGATATTCATTATTATCAGCTTATTAAATCAATAACTAATTTAATTATTTTAGATGTATGTGATAATTGCTCTTCTATGGGATATGAGGATTTAATAAGGATTAATTCTAAAGAGATAAAAATTAATAATACTAAAATAAAAAATAATGAGTTTATTTATTTATGTCATACATGTATACAGAAATTTTTAAATGATGATCGAGAACAGGTTATATTTCTATCTACAAAAGATAAAATATCAGGATTAATACCCTGTTGTGGCTGTCCTGATGATAGAAAAGAAGAGGATAAAGATAAATGTATTTCTTGTTTTGAATATAAGAAAGAAGAAGGAGGTAAAAAATGAGTAAAGAAGATAATAAATTTAATTATGATTTAGAGGTAACACCTGAAAAGTTACCTAGTATAATTCAGTATATAGCATCTGATAGATATTTTTATGCTAATTCTGTAGCTGTAGAAGAAGAAAAATTAGCTAAATTAAAATTATTATTAGAAGAAAATGAAGCTTTTATTATGATTTCATTATTAGAATTAGCTGTAAAAGAAGGAAGAAAGAATCCTACAGAACACGAATTAAAAGCGCGAATCACTCTTGATCCTACGAGGAAAGAATTAAAAAGACATATAATAGAACAGATAAAAATAGTAGAAGATTTAAAAGGACTAGTAAATTCAATATATTTTAAAAAAGATACCGCTACTATATTAGCGGGGCAGTTAAGAAGTACGGGGGAATTGGGGTCTGTTATTTCTCGTATAGAAGATCAGGAGATAAGAGAAACATTAAAGGATAAAATATGATTAAAATATCAGAATATACTTTTAATTTATATATATATCTAATAATATAAGAACATATACTTTTGAGGGGGTTTATCTTAATTCTCATATTAATTTTATAACTGGGGATTTTTGTGAAGAATATGTAAAATTTTTAAATATTTCTAAAAATAATGATTCATTTGATTGTTCTTTTAGATTAGCAGATTTAAATATATATAAAAATACATTTATATATAATTTTGGGGATCATATGGATAAAAAGGAAGCAATAGAGAGTACTAAAGCTATTATAAAAATATATAAAGATAGAGATAAAATTCTCTGCTTTACTTCACATAATAGATATGTGCAAAATAATATACCCCTATAATATTTTTAGAAAAGGAATTAGATGGTAGAGAATATCCACAGATGGAGGAATAAACTAGTCTATGACATGGAAAAAAACAAATAATTATAATTGGACAGGGGGAGGTATGAATTTAGTAGAATTAACTTCAGATAAATGGATAAAAGGAGATGGTTCTTATGCTTATGCTTTGATAGATTTAAGATGTAATCGATTAGAGTTATATTGTATTGCAAGTCAAGATGAATCTGAAGGTGAAATAACTGTATATCTGGAGGATATGATAAATACAGATACTTTTATTATTGATCAGAATAAAAATATTGATTCCAAAGTTTATCAATTCTGTGATAAAGTTTGTTCTTTTTTCTGTGATGATGTTGAAGAAATTAATAAGAAAAGATTGCAGTTAATTTTAGAAGGAAAAGATTATTCTAAGTATCAAAGAATAATTTCAAAGGCTCTGCCCTCTATAACTAAAGAAGATGAAGAAAGGCTGAAAGATTGGGCTGATAAAATGAATGATAAATTTAAAAAGTTAGATAAGGAAGTAAAAGATATTTTAGAGGACACTAATATAGATTCTGGAGATTATACTTATGATCCAGTTGTAAATAAGGATAATAAAAATAATTAAAAATAATGATTCACTTGAAAAAACTTTTGGGGAAAAAAATGAAAAAAATAAAAATGCCCTCAAAAAGGGCTTCCAGAGCTGATAATAGCCTGGTTATTCCAATGCTAAATAGATATGGTTACGGATTAAAAATTGCAATCCGTAATGAAGCCAAAAAACTACCAAGTTATCATGAGCCGATTGAGTGCGAAATTTGTGGCCGTGATGACAGCGGAAATGAAATCCCTATCAACACAATAGGACGCTGGGTGTTTGGAACACCTGGATACATGGGTCACGCCATGTTTGATGGCGGCGAAAATGAAAAAATAATAATATATTTACCGCATGAAACACCAGAAATCGTGGTTAAACTTCTCATTGCGGCTTGCAAAAAATTAGGCCCGCAATGAATAAAACAGAAGCTGAGGATTTATATAAAGCATGATGATATGTTTACTTTTGAGTTTTAATAAAGGCAGGATATTATGAAAATGATAGAAATAAAATATGAGGGAAGAATTTTAAAAAAAGTTCCAGAAGATGAAACTTATTCTGAAAAAATTGGCAATAAAAAAATTAAGCAGATACAGAAAAAGTATCCTGAAATTATTATATATTATTAAAAGGAGAAAAAGATGGTGACTAAAATATTATTATATTATGTTCCTTTGGATTTTGAATACTCAATAATATGTTCAGGCTATACTTCAGGAGAAGATTGTTATTCTTTATATGATTGCATAAAGATTTTTTCTTCTCCTTCTGGAGAATATGTTACGTTAACTCCATTTATTCCAGGGGAACGAATAAAAATAGATATAAAAATAAAAAAAGAACGGATGCTTTTAATAGAACCTGTTTATTTAGATGAAGATAAAATGCCTTCAATTTATAATAGGTATAAAAATTTATTTTTATAAAAAAAGGTAAATTATGAATATAGGATATGAAAATAAATATAAAGTAAAAGTAGTACAGAAAGTAATGAAAGAAAAAAATAAATATATGGAAGTACCCGTATTGTGTTTATCCTGTATTTATTTTGAAGATGTAAAATATGATGATTATCATAAAGTAATACGGGATGCAGGGTGTTATCATCGATTAATGACAAATAAATTTCCTATTAAAACAGATCAATGTAGTACTTTTAAAAAAAAGGATGAAAATGAATTTATTGAAACAATTAAAAACAGCATATAAACAGGGAAAAATAAGTATACCTGTACCACTTAAATATACTTGTGATTGCTGTGGTATTGCTACTAATGAGATTAAAATAATACATTATCATGTATTGTCGGGGTATCAAGAATTTTTAATTTGTTCTAATTGTTTAACTATAATTTCTGAGAATGATGAAGTTTTATCATGATATTACCATCTCAATGGTCGCAGTATTATACTACGCTTGATTCATTACCATATCGGTTATATGATCCTATATCTTTATTTTCTATTCGTCCTTTTTTACAGCCTATTTTAGATGATATGCATACTCGAATAGTAGTAAAAAAATCTCGACAATTAGGTATGACTGAGACAGCATTAAGAAAATTATTATATATGAATTGTAATTTTAATATTATTTCAGCTTATGTTATTCCCTTGATGAAAAAAGTAGAGGAAGTATCAGGATTACGGATTAAAAAAGTAATTGATTCTTTATCTCCTGAAATATCTAAAAGTGTTAAGGGATTTCCCTGGAAAGATAATTTAAAGAATTTTAAAGTTATGACTGGGGGGAATTCTACATTATTAGTACAAAATGCCTTATTTCAGTATGGAGAATCTACTCCATTAGATTTTTTAATTCTAGATGAATTTGATCGAATAGATTATAAAACAATTAAAGCTTTTCGGTCAGCTATGGCTTCATCACCATTAGGAGCTGAATTATCTATATCTACCCCTACTTTTCGTAATGTAGGAGTAGATAAAGATTATCAGCTCTCTGATCAACGGGAATGGATGATAAAATGTTCTCATTGTAGTTATTGGCAGATAATATCCTGGAAAGATAATATTAGACAGGTAAAAGGGGAAGCAAATTTATTAGAAAAAATAAGATTTATTCATAAGGATATAGAAGCTGGTTCTTTTATTAGAATATGTCAAAAATGTAATAAATTATTAAATTTAGCTGAATGTAAAGGAATATATGTAGCTATATATCCTGAAAAAAAAGAAATAAGAGGCTATCATGTCACTCAGCTTTCAGCAGCATGGATTAATATAGATAAAATAGTATCATCATTACGAGATTCTGATTTATTACGAGAGTGGTATAATTATGAATTAGGTGAAATATATGAGGGGGATGATTCATTAATTAAAATAACGAAAGAAGAGATTAAGAGATTAGTTAATCCTCATATATCAGGGAATGATTTACAGAAAATAAGAGAATTGTATGCAATAAAAGCGGTAGGAATAGACTGGGGTAATATTAACTGGTATTTAGTATTAGGAGTTCCAAAAAGTAATTTAGATGAATTGCATGTTATTTATATGAATTTTTACGAATCCAATTTAATGGATTCTATTCAAGAACCTGCTTTACAGGCGATTAAATTAGCAAAAGCAATACAGGCTGATATTATAGTAGCAGATGCAGGTTATGGTGCAGATAGGAATCCTATAATATTAGAAAAATGGGATCGGGATTTTTTTACTTGTGAATATTATGGTGATACAGAGAAAGAGAGAAAAAGTTCTAATATAGAACCTTCTTTTGAAACTCGGTTTACTCAAAATAAATTACCTCGAGTTCGAGTATATAGGCCTGCAAATGTGAAAAAGTTATTAATGACATTACGAAAAGGTTTTATTAAATTTAATAATTTTTCAGGTAATACTCTTCTGGATACCGTATGGGATTTATTTCAAGAACATGTTATTAATATCTGTGTAGAAGAAGGGAAAAGAGAAGATAAGAAAAATATTGGAGCTTCAATTGAATATAAAGATGAGGTAATAGTATCAGGCCCCGATCATTATTTTCATGCTCTTTTATATAGTCTTATTGGTATAAATTATTGTAAAACTTCAGGTGGTGTAATAGAAATAGATATAGGAAGTGGATTAAGAGAAATGAAAGAACCTATAATAACGAAAGAAAGTTATAATAAAATTGAAGAGGATACTATAATTAAAATAGGTTAATTATGGAGGTATTATAATGAATGAAATTAAAGAAGGTTATAAAATAGTAACGTCTGATTTAAAATCCCCCTTTGTGCCAGTGAAAATAAAAGGGAGACAATATTATATTAAAAAATGGACTGAGACTTCTTTAATTAATCGGGGTGCATTATGTGTTTTTGATGATATTTTTTATGTTAAAAAATATTTAAAAAATCATTGTCTTAGAAATTTAGATTTAAGATTATTTAAATGTAATTATATATTAGCCGTTGTTGATAAATATGATAATAAATATCAAGAGTTTGTTAAATATCCATTATTTATAAGGCAAGGGAAGCAGATCTCATGTGGTCGTCCTGTACAAGGAACAAAATTAGCAAGAAAAGTTAAATTAATAGAAGAAATTGAGATCCCTTGCTATTTAGGGTGAGCTAAAAAATGAAATTTGATGATTTAAAAATTGGTGATTATATTGTTCTTATTGAAAATATTTATAAAAAAAGGTTTTTGGTTACTTGGATTAATTTCCAGGATAAATATGTTGCCCTATCTTATATTTTTAAAGGGAAAAATATGAGACCTTGTAGAGTTTTAGAGGCAGATTTTAATAAAGAAAAATGGGAATTTTTGAGATGAAAAAAATTATATCAAAAAAAGAGGTAGGAGAAAAAAAATAATGCAAAATATAAATATAGTAAGATATAATCTTAATAATCTTTTCAATGAGCTGAATTATTTTCCACGGCATTGTGGGGATTTTTTAACCCTTATTGAAAATCAAATTCAATCCCCGTCTTGCTTTATTAAAAATGTAAAACAATATCAATTAGAAAAAAAACTATTAAAAATTGATGGTATTTTAGGTAAGCAAACACTAAAAAAAATACGGGAAGACCTAGAAAATTCCAATTGGACACAATCTATGATAATACTAATGAAAAATATATTACCTTTAACTTCTTTATATTCCAGGGTAACATTTAGTGATGTCCCTTTAGGATCAAAAAAAAATATAGCACTTCAAGAAATGCAATATGGAGATTATGCTCTACGGCTTACCAAAAATTTGCCAATTAATATCTGGTGTGGGCATTGGGATTGTTCTTTTTTGAGTGCTAAAACTGCCCAAATATTACAACACCGAGAAAATATTTCAGTTGATTCTCTTCTTGATCGTGATGGAACATTTTATCTTACTGCACCAAGCGAGAATTTTTATTTTTATCATGGAAATGCAATTAGCCAGTATTCAATTGGAACTGAAATTGCTAATCCTTTTGATTTAAAATATGAAAAGCAACTTAAAAAAATATGGCCTAATTTGGAAATTCCAATTTGGGAAGAAGTGATTCCAAGAGGTAGGAAAATGAAATATATTGGATTTACAGAACAGCAGATTAATCGGTTAACTAGGGCTTTACAGGCTTATAAAAATTGTATTAAGGCTCAGAAGATTAAAGTAATAATTGATCCTGATTATTTTTATGATACTTATTTGAGTGGAGAAAAAAAGTTGTCAAAAGAAAAAATAAAAGAAATAGTGGCTGATAAAGAAACATTTTATATTGTTGGTCATTATCATTTTAATCTAAATAAAATAGATCCTGGTATAACATTAATGGAAATTCTTTCTGACAGATTATCAAAAGAGGAGAGTTAAATGCCATTTAAAATTATAACTGATAGGGATGATAAAATTAATTTTATTTGCTGGTTTAATGAGGATATTATATATGATTATTATGCTACCTGTTCTTATTGTGGGGAAGATATAAAATTTGGGGGATCAGGTATAATATTTGAACTTGTGGACATTAGACGAATGGATAATGCTAAAAAACAGAGTTTTTTTCATCATTGTCATTTAGGATGTTTTGAATTGAATCTTAAAATATTAGTATTAGAATTAATTAATAAGGGGTTAAATGAGGAAAATATAAGAAAAGAAGATTATTTGAAAATTAAGGATAAAATTAATGATGATTGAAATGGAGAAAGTAATGCAAAATATAAATATAATAATGTATTATTGTTGTCCTGAGTTAAAAAGTCAAAGGTTACGGATAATTTATGATTTTATTTTATTTAAAACTCGATATATAAAATTATATTTAATTTTAGATGAAGAAGAGTATGAATTAAATTTTTGTCCTTTTTGTGGTCAAAAAATATTAATAAGTTAGAGAAAATAATGAATTATAAAGAAGATTTAAATAAAAAATTATTAAAAATAAAAGGACACCCTGATATAGATAATATTAAGTATCTAATACATATTTTACCAGATTCTTTTGGTATGTATCCAAATTATACAATAAAAGGATATTATACTAAAATTGAATTTATTTTAAAAGATAATATTATATGGCTTACTTATGGTTTATATAAAAAAGGAGTTCAGAAAGATTCTAATTTAAAACTATTAATTTTTAATTTTACTAGAAAAAATGAAGAAATACATTTTATTATGAATGATTATATTCAGAAAGAAGAAGAAGAAGAAAAATATAATATAACTGAATTTTTAAAATATTATAATAATTTTATATATATAATTTCTAATAAATTACTAGAAATACAATTAATTAATGCCATTAAATAATTAAAAAAGGAGTTAAAAATGGAATTACAAATTAATGAATTAACAGTATTAAACAGCGACTATATAGTTGCCTGGAAGTTAACAGAAATATCCCCGAGTAGAGAATGGATGTATACTATTACTACCGTTTCAGGGGATTTTACTACTTTAAAATTTAAATCAGCGGATGATGCTATTGCTTGGAAAGAGGGTCTTTTTAAAAAAGGTAAAAAAGAAAATAAATAGAAATGTAAAAGAACTTTATTTAGAAGTAAAAAAAAATGACAAATATAGTTTTTTATCCTTATGAAAATATATCAGCTTGTTTATAAATTAACTTTTGAAAAAATAGGAACAATATGTCAGTAACTCAGGTAAAACCTAATAGTTTAATACATGGTGATTGTCTTCAGGTTATGAAATTTATTGAAGATAAAAGTATAGATATGATTCTTTGTGACCTACCATATGGAATTGTGGCTTGTGCCTGGGATACTATTATACCTTTAGAATCCTTATGGGAACAATATAAAAGGATTATTAAAAAAAATGGTGTTATTTGTTTAACTGCTGTACAACCGTTTACCTCAGAATTAGTAATGAGTAATAAAAAATGGTTTAAATATGAATGGATTTGGGAAAAGTCAAATGGGACTAATTTTTTTAACTGTACCAAAATGCCTTTAAGAGCTCATGAAAATATATTAATATTTTATGCTAATTCTATTACTTATAATCCACAAAAAACTATTGGGAATAAATATAAAAAAAAGCAAGGGCGTGTTCCAGAAATATATAGTAACTCTATTTATGATAAGACCACTACTGATAATACTGATGGTTCTAGATTTCCTAAAACTATATTAAAAGTTAATTATGATAATATGGATAAAATTCATCCAACACAGAAGCCAATTTCTTTATTTGACTATTTAATTAAAACATATACTAATGAAAAAGATGTAGTACTTGATAATTGTGCAGGCAGTGGTACTACAGCTATTGCTGCTATAAGATTAAATCGTAACTATATATTAATAGAAAAAGAATTAACCTATTACGAATTGGCTAAAAAAAGAATTGAAGCAGAGTTAAGGCAGACTACAATTAAATTTTAAATTCATATCTTGAAAATTCATTTGTGTATTGTATAATGAATAATATTAAATAAAATAGAAGGTAGCTAATGTTAAGAGAATTTTTTGATCTCGTAAAAGGCTTTAAACATACTAATATAGAACCTCTTGGAAAGATATATTCCCCTATGCAGATGTGGAAAGAAGTAACAGAAGATTATAGAGAAAAGCCTGATAAGATGAATTATTCTTTATTACGAAAGATTTCAAAAAAAGATGCTGTTATCGGTGCAATAATAAGAACTAGATTAAATCAAATATACCCGTTTTGGATGCCTTTTGCCTGGTCGAATCAAATTGGATTTAGAATTCGTTCTCGAGAAATTAAACATCAATTAACAAAAGTAGAAGAAAAAGAAGTACTAAGATTAGAGAAATTTATTGCTTATTGTTCAAAAGATGATGTTGATTATCCGAAAAAGCAAAGATTTAGTGAATTTTTAGCAGAATTTGTAAATGACATTTTAGTCTTAGATCAAGTGGCAATAGAAAGAATATACTCGAGGAAACACGAATTAGTAGGTATAAGAACATTGGATGGGGCGACAGTCAGGATAGCCTCTAAAAAATTACAAGATCAAGGGGTCGATTATGTACAAGTATTAGATATAAATAATAATAAAATAGAATTCACAAAAGAAGAATTAGCTTTTGTTCGTATGTTTTGCTCTTCTGAGATAGATACAGCAGGTTATGGCAGATCTCCGATTGAAGATTTAATAAAAATAGTAATAGCACATATAAATACAGAAAATAAAAATATACGTAGAATAACTCCAGGTGCTCCTCCTGAGGGGATGCTGATTCAGACAGGAGGAAGTATGTCTCCTGAAGTAGTACAGGCGATCCAGATGGCGTATTCTAATCAGTTAGCAGGTATGCCAGGAGCACATAAATTAGCCCTTATATCGCTAGGTCAGGGCAAGGATATGAAGTATATAGATTTTGGCAAAGGCTTATCTGATATGGAAGATGCTCGTTGGACGGATTATTTAATTAATTTAGCCTGTGCTGTATATGCAATAGATCCAGCAGAGATTAATTTTCCTAATCGAGGAGGTATGGGGGAAAAAGCCCCTATGTTTCAATCAGGAGAAGAAAGCAGATTAGTATACTCAAAAGATAAAGGATTACGGCCATTACTAGGATTTATATCTGAAATATTAACTGTTGAAGTTATTGATAAATTAACAAAGAATCAGGATTTTATATTTGAATTTATGGGAATAAATAAAGGGGATGAAGAAGAAAGGATAAGAAATGATAAAGAGAAAAGTACTTATCTAATGACGGTTAATGAATTAAGGAAGAAAGAAGATTTACCTAATTTACCAACAGGGGATATAATACTTAATCAGATGTTTATAACTGCAATGCAAATGCAGCAGAGTCAACAGAATCAAATGCAAATGCAACAGAATGGTAATAATGAGGAAGAAGAAGCAGGTAATAATGAGGAAGAAGAAGCAGGTAATAATGAGGAAGAAGAAGCAGGTAATAATGAGGAAGAAGAAGCAGGTAATAATGAGGAAGAAGAGGAGTTAAGTCCATCTGAATTATCAGATGAGGATATGGGGGTGGAGACTAAAAATGTTGGCACAGATGAAGAGTAAAAAAGTAAAAATATACACAGCGGAAGAGAAAGGATACCCAGAAGGTACTATACGTAGATGGAGAGATGGACATGATTATATTAAGAAAAATGGTACATGGTGGAGAGTAAATAAAAAGAAAGGGGAAAGTCAACAGCCACAAGTTAATAAAAATATAAAAAAGGATATTATAGAAGAGAAAACAGTTGTTGGTAAAAATATAAAAAAGGATAATGTAGAAGAAAAAACAGGTGTAGATAAAGAAATAACAGAATTAAAAAATGATATAAATGAAATTAAAGAGCAGGTTAAAACATTAGCGGATAAATCAGGGGTATCTATTGAGAAAAAGAAAATAGAAATACCTTCTGATAAAGATATAAAAGAAATATCCATTAAATTTTATGAATTATCTAAAGAAGAGCAATATTCTACTATGACAGATATAATTCAAGGTAGATTAGAATTTATAAAAAAAGAAAAAAAGAATACACAAAATAATATACATAGAGGAACACCTGGAATATTAGATCAGGTATTAGCTTTAATTGATTATTTTAAAGAATTATTAGGTACAAAAAGGAAAATTGAAAATATAGATGATGTAGAAGCAGTGATAGAAGAAGATAGAAATATGTATAATTGGGCATATGAGAATAATGAGGAGAAAATAATGCAGTCAATAGAAGTTAAATATTTAAAATTAAATAAATATTTAGATACAACACAGAGAACTAAATCATTATTATGATTAATAATAAGAAGAAATTAAATTTATGGGATAATAAAATAGTAGATTACTGGGTTGATCTATTTTCAAATAAAATAAATTTAATAGTAAAAAAATATCATTCTGAAGATATTTTTAAAAAACAGATAAATAAGCCTATTTATAATTTATTAACTTTTATAAAAGAAAATAAAAAAGAAGATATAATAAATCAAGTTCCTAATCAGTTATCTTTATTTAATAATATATATAATAAATTATCAGTAGATTCTATTAAATCTTATATAGCTAAAACGATAGATAGTTTTATTAAAAATGCCCCTAAAGTTTTTGGGGATATATATAAATTAACTTATAAAATGAATTATACAGAAGATGATAAAAGAACAGCTTCTTATCTTTCTAAACTATTTATTGACCAGTCTGGTATATTAACTACTTCACCGTTAGGCGCTAATACAATGAAAGATATAATACGAATAACTTATAATGATGTAAAAGAAGGGGTTAAAGATAAGAAAGAAATATATAATAATATAATAACATCCTATCCTTCAATAGTAGAACGAGGATTAACTAAAAATGCTTCTGTATTATCAGATTTAGTAATTACAAATGCTAGATCTTATTCAGCTTTAGCAGCTATGAGAGATTCAGGGATAGAGGAGTATGAGATAGTAGCTATATTAGATGATCGAACTTCTGAAATATGCCAATTTTTAAATGGAAAGAAATTATCTGTTAAGAAAGGATTAGCAGTATTTACAGAGCATAAATTTTATAATTTATCATTATTAAAATTATATCGACCGTGGGGTGAGGTTAAAAAAGTTAATAATAAGGATCAGATATATTTTAATAATATAATAGTAGGTAGTAAAGCTGAAGATGAGCTTGATTTTAAAGAAGAGAAAGATTTAACTACCACAGACATTACATCTCCTCCGTATCATCCGCATTGTCGTTCTAAAATAGTTCCTGTTTTTAAATTCCAAAGAGGATATAATAATATGATAGAATTAAAGAAAAGTTATCTGCATAATGTACAGGAGTTATTAAATAATTTTTATTTTAATCTGGATGATTATGGTGTAACTTTAAAAGATATTTTAGAAGGCATAGAAGTAGAGAAAGAGCATTCTAAGAATTTAAAAAATACTATGAAAATAGTATTAGATCATTTAAAAGAAAGAAAGGATTATTATAAGATATTAAAAAAAGTAATGAAAAAAAGTAAAGTATTTTCAGAGGGTACTATACGTAGATGGCGGGATGGTAATGATTATATAAAAAAAGATGGCAAATGGCAAATATATAAAAAATTACATAAAGAAATAGCTAATAAAGTAACTTCTTTATTACGAGATGTATTAAGATTATTAACAATATTAAAAGGGTTACAAAAAGAGATAAAAAATAATAAAGGGGATATAAATAAATTATTAGATTTTGTTGAAGATATATTTCCAGAGGTTGATAATTATTTAACTGCACAAGCTAAATATCGTAAAAGAACTGAGGATAAAAATCAAGGTAAAGATGTTAAAAATCAAAGTAAAGATGTTAAAAATAAAGTTAAAGATATTAAGAATAAAGAAGCATTAACTACAAAGCAGATACTAGAAGTATTAAAAAATATTACTGGAGAGTTAGAAAAAATAAAAGTTGAACAAGGAGATAAATTAGATAAGAAAACTTTTGATAGATTAACTATAATATTAAATAAATTACAAGGATTAAAGGGATTAAAGGGGGAAGAAAAATTATTTATAAAAGAGGAAGAGGATGCGACGGAGCAAGTAATAGAAGATTTATCTTATAAATGGGCCCGAAAGAGTAGTATTACCAATTTAGGGGAAGATATAGTATTATCAGCCAGACATAAAAGGCATTTATACGAATCTGTAGAAGATGCTGAAAAAGCAGGACAAGGAGAATCTTTTGTTACTCGGGATAACTTATTAGCATTAAATGGGATAGATTTTTTTATGGGATTAACTAAGAATAATATAAAAAATCGTATGATTTTATTTACTCTATTACAACATTTCCCAAAATCCCCGAATTATTCCAATGCTAAACCTTATTATGGAGAAAAAGCGGGTGAAATAGACGAGGCAAAGAAATTAATTTGGGAACATTATAATAATGTATTTATAGGGGTTCAGGATATAATAAAAAAAGGAATAGAGAACAATACTAATATAAATAGTATAATAAGCGAAACTGCTAGTTATATAAGTAATATAATACATGGGAGGGGCTTTAATTCTATTATTCCATCAGCAAAAGAATTATCTGATAATTATTTTTTATATCCAAATAAACAATTATTTAGTAAATATTATAAACAATTATCTGCCGCTACTAAAAATACAGGGTTTTTAGATATATCTAAAGATCATAGAAAAATATTAACTGATATAGAATTAGTACAGAATATTAAAAATATTGATGAGAATATTTTTAAAATAGCTCAGCGATATTTTGAAAATAAAGAATCATTAAAAGATAGTATTAAAAGATATACAGATGAAGGAATTCAAAAGCCAAAACAAATTAGTAATAAAATAATAAATTTAAAAAATGTAGAAGTAACAAATACTAAATTTGAAAATTATACAGTAGAGCAATTGAATGATTATTTATTAAATACTGTAAAAGTACGAGGTATTCAATGGGGGAATAGTGTTACAGATGAAGAAAGAAAAGAGCATTTAAAAAATATAGCTACTACTTTTGAGGATTTAAGTAATATATTAAATATTTCAATAGATCAGATAGCAGGGGGGCAAAAATTAGCCTTTGCAATTGGGGCTAGAGGTAAGGGGAGTTTTTTAGCACATTATGAACCTACCTTAATGATAATTAATCTAACTCGTGCTAGAGGAACAGGATCAGTAGCTCATGAGTATGGTCATTTTTTGGATGATATGATAGGTATGTATGTAGTTAAGACTAAAAAAGAGAGATTAGAGAATATAGTTAAGTTACAGAACTTTTATAATTCAGATAATATGCCAGCGGATATAAAAGGAGTAATAAAAGATAAGTCTAAAAAAATTAATGCTTTTTTTGCATCTCAGATACCGTTGGATTTAGCTTTAACAGAAGAGGAAAATAATAATATTAGAAAAGAAGTAGATAAAGATTTTGACTTTATTACTTTTAAGAAAAATATAAAAAAATTAATAGAGGAAGAAAAGTTAAAATTAGGACGGCATAAATTACCTACGTATCATTTGAAATATTTATATAACAGGCATTCTATAGGAATTTCTGAAGAAGCTATAGATATAGAATTTAAAAATAAATTAAAAAATTATTATGATGCAACAAAAGATGAAATTAATATGGCAGTAGAAAAAGTTAAATCTTATAAGCAGACAATACTAGAATTAGATTTAACACAGGTTAAAATATATTATAAATTTTCAGATAAAATACAGATACCATTAGCTGAAATAGAAGCAGGATTACATACGGTAAAAAATTGGGTGCCTGGATCAACTGAAATAGATGTAGGGGATAATTTACTTAATTCAGAAAGTATAAAAAATTTAGTTACTGGAGGCAGATATAATAGAGAAGTAAATAAAAAAGTAGAGATTTTTAAAGATAGTAAAAAAGAAGAAGATTCTTTGAAAGAATCTTTAAAAAGATTGCAGAAATTTATTACTACTGAATTTATTCCTAATATAAAAAGTAGAGCAATAAAAGATAAATTAGATATACCTGAAGAGAAATTAAGAAATTATTATTATACTAATACTGAATGTTTTGCCCGTATATTTGAAACTTATATTAATAAAAAACAAAAAGAGCAAAAAAATAAAAATACTTATTTAAATAGAGAACGGGAATATACTCAATTATACCCTACAGAAGCAGAATTAGTTAAAATAACTCCAACATTAGATAGTTTAATGCAAGTTTTAAGAGAGCAAAAGATATTAGAAAAATCTTTTTATATAAATAAAATATTAAAAAGGAAGGAAGCAATAATGAAAAGTAAGCAAGGAACTAAAGGATACCCAGAAGGTACTATACATAGATGGAGAGATGGGAGTGATTATATTAAAAAAAATGGAAAATGGCAAATATATAAAAAGCCAATTCATGAAATTGAACATAAAATTTCTAACATGTTAAAAGAAGCTTTAAAATTATTAGGGCTTTTAAAAATATTTAATAAACAGGTTATAACTGGTAAAAAACAGGGTGATGTTGAAGGTATAGTTGAAAATGCAGAAAAGATAATACCTGATATTCAGGCTTATTTATTATCTCGTGCAAAAGCTAGAAAAGGAGCTGGAATAAAAGAAAAGAAAGAGCCTGGAGTAAAGGAGACAAAACTTAATCCAGTAGAGAATAAAAAAGAATATATTACTACTTCTAAAATATTAGGTATGTTGCAACAAATTACAGGTGATTTAGAAGGTGTAAAAAAAGAATTCGGGGATAAAATAGATAAGAAATTATTAACCCGATTAGATACTATATTAGGACAGTTAAAAGAATTAAAAATAACTACCATAAAGGAGGTAACTAAAGATGAAGGACAAACAGAATCAAAACAAACAGAACCATCAACAAGTACAGAAACAAATATCGGAGGACAGCGCCCTACAGGCGGAGATAATGGAGGGGGAAGTCCCGTTGTCAATCCAGCTATTATGGGAGGATATGGAAAAGAGTATACAGGAAGATATGGTAAAGATGGGATCTTACTCTCCAGAGCTGAAAAATCAAAAATACCAGAAAAGAACCATTTATCCGAAACTTTTACTCGATTGTTAATGAAACATCAGCAGGATGGAGTTAATCTTGCTATTGAAAATTTTGAAAAAGGACAGAAAGGCTTTATAATAGCGGATGGTACAGGAGCTGGTAAAACAATGAGTCAGTTAAGTTTAGCTCAGACTATGATTGAAAAAGCTAAAAAAGAAGGAAAAGAGGGGCCTGTACTTATAGTAACAAAAAGTGATGCAATAATAAATGATGCTTTCACGAAAGATGCTAAATTTTTAGGAGTAGATTTTACGGCTATTAAAGAAGAGCCTGGAAAATGGGAAAATAAAGTCTATATATGTAGATATATGGATTTAAACAAATTAACTCGTTCTGCTTTCCCTTTAATAATATTTGATGAAAGTCATAATTTACAAAATGCAGGATCTCAACAGACAAAAGCGGGTATAGGGTATATAAATAGTTCTAAAAATGTAGTTTTTGCTTCTGCTACTCCATTAGATAAACCCATACATATTAAATACTTATGTCGAGGATTAGGGCTTAAAGTATCTAAAGTTATGGATGATTTAGGTTTTATTTATAAAGAACAGACTTATGGAGATAAAACTTTTGGAACTTGGGAATTAAAATCAGGTGTAACTAAAGATGAGTCTATATCGAGGATGTCAGCTTTTTGGGATCAGGTAACTGAATCTGGAAATATGGTAAAACGAGAAGTATCAATGGGTAATATTGATTTTCATATAAATAAAATATCTATGGAAGCTTCAGTAATAAAAGAGTTATCTGATGAATTTGAACAGATGTTAATTGAATGTGCTCAATTACCAGGTAGAGAACGTGGTGCTTTTAAAATAAAGCGATTAAATGAGATGAGGAGTAAGTTAGAAAATAAAAAAATAAATGCTACCTTAGATATGATAAAAAATAAGGTAAAAGAAGGTAAAAAAGTAGTATTATTTGCAACACGAGCAAATGCTTCAGAAGGTGATGAAGAAGATAAAGATACTATACTAAATGAAGGGACATTAAAAGAGATAGAGAAAGGTCTTAAAGAAGCGGGATTAATGGTATCTTCTATATATGGAGCTGTAAAAAATAAAGATAAACAGATACAAAATTTTCAAAATAATAAAAGTGACATTATTATTACTACTCCGCAATCAGGCTCTGTGGGGTTAAATTTAGATGATCGAGATGGAACTCATCCTAGATCTGCTATTATTATGACTGCTCCTTTTAGTGCGAAAGAAGTAATACAGATGTTAGGTAGAATAAATAGAATATCAACAAAAAGTAAAGCTGAAGCTGAGCTATTATATGTAGATACAGATATAGAACACTGGAATGTAAATATATTATCTGATAAGATGAAATTATTAGGAGCTACAGTATCGGGGGAGTATTCAAAAATAACAATTGAAAAATTAATGGATTCTGATTTAGAAGATAAATTAAAAAATTATGATGATATAGGTATGATACCAGTAGCAGATCAAGCACCATTTAGTAGTTTAGAAAATTTAAAAGCTGAGGGATCAACAGAAGCTGGTACAAAGGCTGAGGGAGCAGAAAAAGTCCCACAAATGACAAATTTAAATCGGTTAGAGGAACTTAATCGAATGCTGAATTCTAATGATTTATTTGGAATGCCTGGATCTTGGTCAGCATTTAAAACAAAGAAAATATGGCCTAATCCTACAATATCTTTTGGGAAACATGCAGGAAAGCACTTATCAGAATTACCTTTAGATTATTTACAATGGATGTTAGGAGAAGTTACAGGGAGAGATATAAATGATGTGAAAGAAATTAAATTTGAAAATGAAGATAAGTATACAGCTAGAGTAAATAATAAAAAGATATTAGTACATATACCTTATGATAATAAAGATGAAGCCAAACGGAGGATGTATAAGAAAAATGCTTATATGAAATATATGAATGGGGGTTATTGGCAGATAGATAGTATTCATTTAGATATAATAAGAGATTATATTTCTGATGATGAATATAATTCATTGAAGAAGGAATTAGAGAAGTCTTATTTTACTCAAAAAGAGGTAGCTTTACTTTGCCCTACCTGTGCAAAAGAAATGCAACGTAGAGGTCTACAGACACTTAAGAAGGCATATTTTAAACAGATATTAAATAAGTTATTTGAATTTGATTTACACAAAGCTGGGAGTTTAGAAGGCTGGGTTGAAAAGATGAAAAAACATGGTGGGGAACATCCATTTAATTGGTGTTTAAGTCAGATGAAGGATAATATAAATAATCCTGAGGGATTTTGTGCTAAAATACATAAAAAAGCATTTGGTAAAACTCCTATGGAACGAAAAGCTGAAAAGAAGGAATAATAACTATAGTGCAGGTTTAGAATAATAAATCCCGAGATGATCTTTTTTATAAAATTAAAATAGGTATTATAGTGCAGATTTTAAATAACTTTGACTATAGTAAAATATATAATAAAATATGTAATAAGAGGATTAAAATGACAAATATAAAAGATTCAACTACATTCGAGAAATTTTTTACCTTAGATTTTGATATAGTAAAATCAGAAGAAAAAGGAAAAGAAGGTATTTGGGGCATAAAAGGTTTTGCCTCTACAGATAAAGTAGATCAGGATGATGAGAAAATATTACAAGAAGGGTTAGACTTTTCTTATTTTCTCAATAAAGGCTGGTTTAACTGGGATCATAATAGATCTAATATTGTAGGTATCCCAACAAAAGCTGAATTAATTACATTACCAGCAGATCCGAATAGGAAAGGATTATATGTAGAGGGGGAATTATTAAAAGATGTCCCCCAGGCTAGAGACATATGGACATTAGCTAATGCTCTCCATAAATCAGATTCTCGAAAATTAGGTATGTCAATAGAAGGTAGAAGAGAAAACGTAGAAGGTAGTACTGTTAAAAAAGCAGTAGTATATAATGTAGCAATAACACCTCATCCTATTAATCCAGAAGCTCAGCTTGATGTATTAATAAAATCTTTTAAAGAAGTAGAGACTGATACTATTGATAATGAAATAATAACTCGATTAGATAATATAGAAAAAGCAATGGCAGAAGTTGGATATAAAGTAAAATCTATTGATCAAACAAGTGCTGGTGCTACTAGGAAAGAATCTATAAATAAAAAACTTAAAAAACAAGATATACCTGAAGCTGAAGAAGAGGATGAAGAAGAAGAGGAAGAAAAAGAAGAGGAAAATGAAGAGGAGGAGAATGGTAAAAAGAAAGATAAGAAGAGAAAAAAAGAACAAGTATCTTTTAAAAAAGGTTATTGTGGGGTGCATCATATATTAATTCCAGAAGGTGCTTATCGAGAGTTATCAGATATTAAAGCTAGAATGTGGGATGCTTTAGATGCTCATAGTTTAACTCAGTTAAAAGAATCAGAATTATATGAAATATTAGTATTCTTTTTTGATATTCCAAAAGCAGATAAATTAATTGAAAGAATACAAGAATTAAAAAAAGACTTGTAATATATTTAATTTTTTGACTAAGTAAAAAATTATGTAATAATTATAATAAGACTTTTAAAAGGAGAGTGTAAAAATGGCTGATAGAGAGATAAAATTAGATGAATTAGTTAAAGCTTTTGATGATATATTAGGAGAAGAAACTCCTGATATAGAAGAAAGTAAAAATTTATCAGATGAGGATTTTGTAACTTTGGAAAATGAGAATATAGAGAAATCTATTTCTGGGATAGAAAAATCTATTTCAGCATTAGCTAAAGCTACAAAAAATGTAATCAGTGTTATTGGTAATATTGATGAAAGGGTAAAGAAATTTGAAAATATCCCTGAGCCTAAAGGTATATCTAATGTTGAAATTAATAAATCTAAAAGATTTGAAGAAACATCAGGACAACAAATATCAAAAAAAGTATTTACTGAAATATTGGTAAAAGGTGTTTCAGAAAATAAAATTAATTATCAAGAAGTATTACGGTTAGAAGCTGGGGGTAAATTAACCCTGCCTTCTCAGATATACGTAAGAGGGGAGATTGTAAAATTATTCCCTGAAATAAATAAAAATTAAAAGGAGAGATATATTATGACAATAGGATATGATACCACTTATGATAGTAACAATGGTATGGGAATGGATATGTTACTGGGATCAGATTTAAATTTTGATACTACTCTGGATCTTCAAAAAGCTTTAGAAGCTGGCTATGGAACAGATCCAACAACTCAGACTGGAGGTGGAGCATTAAGAGTAGAATCATTAGAAGGTAGTTTGAAAGTTTTAACTGCTGCTACTCAGCATTTTATGTTGTGGAAAATTATTCCAAAAACCCCTGCATATTCAACTGTAGAAGAGTATGCAAGATTAAATGCAACAGGTGGTGACGATGTAATGGGATCACTGCTTGAAGGAGAGCTTCCGCAAGAAATGACAGGTGATTATTCTCGTCATGTGACTCTCATGAAATTTTTTGGGGTTACAAGAAGAGTAAGTCATCCTGCGACATTAGTAAAAACTATTACTGATATGAAAGTACGAGAGAATGAGAATGCTATTATAGATGTAATGAAAATTCTTTCCTGGAATTTATACTGGGGGAATTCCAAATTAGGAGTAGCAGGAGCAGAATTTACAGAATTTGACGGATTAGATAATATAGTTACAACAACATTAGCAGGAACTGGACATGTTATTGATCTTCAGGGTCAACCGCTGACAGATGATGCGTTAGCAAATGGATCTGAGATTATTCAGTCTGCTTATGGATTTCCAAATACTTTAATTTCAGGCCCTAAAGTATTGACTGATTTTGCAAAGCAATATTATCCATCAACTAGGACTATTCTTCCTAGTAATGGTGATGGAAAATATACGGCTGGTTTTATAATTGATCAATTTGTGACTACAGCAGGCAAAATATCATTAGTAGGTGATGTTTATGGAGGACAGAAAAGAAGAGTATGTCCAACAAATGCAACATCAGTAGAAGCTCCTACGTATGCAGCCGCAGGAACTGTAGTTCCTTCATTAGTAGCATTAGGAGGAAGCTGGAATAAATCTTTTGGTGCTGCTGCTGGAACTGTCCAGTATCGAATTACATTTTGTAATAGAAAAGGTGAGTCTACTTATACAGCATCTGCTGCTCAGGCGGTTATTGTTGCAAACCAGACAAATACAGTTAGATTAACTATTACTTATCCTGCTTCATTTAGTATTGCTCCTTCTTATATTCATGTATATAGAACAGATACTATAGCGGGTGTAGGAACTGGGGTTTATCGGTTAATAAAAAGAGTAGCATGTAGTGCATCAGCAGGTGGAACAGTTCAGGTAATTGATGATACTAATGAAATAATGCCTGAAACCTTTAATGCTTATTTAGGGGAAAATACTCAAAGATGTTTAGAATTTAAACGATTGTTAGACATTATGCGTATGGATTTAGCGGTATTATCACCTTCTTATAGATGGATGGTTTTACTTTATGGGGCTCTTCAGTTTGTAGCTCCTAAATGGTGGGTAAAATACATTAATATTGGAGATGCTGCTTAATGTATAAGATAAAATTAAATTTTCCTCAAATAGCACCCGATAAAATATTACTAATTGGAACTGTTGAACTACATTTTGATGAAAATAATATTGCAAAAGCTGAGTTATCTGAAAAAGATAAGCAAGAGTTAGAATCTACTTTATGGTTTACACTTGAGAAAGAAGTAAATATAATAACAGAAGTAGAGATAAAAGAGCCAATATTTAAAAATAATATTCCTATTGAGAAAGAGTATAAAAAAGAGGAAAATTCTTTTATTAAAAAACATCATTTAAAGAAAAATAAGCATACCTAAAATAATCTTGAATTTCTTTATTTTTGTAATATAATTAATAATAGTAAACTAAAAATAGAGGTGATATTATGTCCTGGTTTCCTGTATCTTTAGAACGAATTGCTGCTGGATTATCAACAGCATTAAATAATTTTAAAGTTTCTGTTGAAGAGATAAATGCTACTTATTTATCTGGAGATAATCTTAAAACATCATTACAGGAGATAGCGGCTACTTATTTATCTGGAGATAATCTTAAAACTTCATTACAAGAGATAGCAGCTATTTATTTATCTGGAGATAATTATTTAAAAACATTACGGAATAATCAATTATCCCCCATGTGGATCTCTCCAATGCACGGGTCAGCAACATATTCTGCTCCAACAATATTAACATTAGCAGCATTCCCCGCGACAATAAAATCAATTAATCATATAATAACATTTATTACAGTAGAGAGTGTTGCTCATGTAAGAACTACCTATGAAAATGGGAAAAATGGAATATCTATATATATTAATGCTGATAATACTATTACAATATTAGGAGCTGGAGCAGCTCCATTTTTAAATACAGATGTTCAGTATGAAGTGGGTATACGATCAATTGATTTAGCTTATGATTTAGGAACTAATCTTTATAGAATTAAAGAACAAAATCCATTGAATTTAGAAGTAATA